ATTACCGGGATCGCATCCGACATGCAGCTGACGATCATCGCCCTGGTCAGGTAGGTGCCTGCGCCCTGGGACGGTATGCAAAGAAGCTCTTCGTCCGCGCCGCTGCCGTATTGGGCGACGATGGACGCTCGCCACGCATCTTCCGCTTCCTGGCTCCACTCCTTGCCGAGCCGCAGGCAGATCCGCTCATACAGCCCTTCCTCCAGGGCATCGTCCAGTGTCACCCGGTGCACGCTGTAAGGAATGCGGCCAGCCCGGCAATCGTTAATTACCTCATTGAAGGGGTTCAAGTCGCCGTCATGGGTGGAGATGATCACCACCTTGCCACCCCACATCAGCAGTGCCATGGCCGCCTTGATCAGCTCGCCCAGGTTGTCGTGAAAGGCCGCCTCATCGATAACTACCTTGCCCTGCTTGCCGCGCAGGTTGGACGGCCGACTGGAGAGGGCGACGATCTTGAAGCCGGAGGCGCAGCGGATGCGAAAGGCCAGGATGTCTTTATCTTCGTCGGCAAGAACAAACTCTTCCACCGCCGATGCAGCCTTCTGATAGTGCTTGAGCCAGTCGCCGCAGTCCTCAATAAACTCCTGGGCCATGTCTTTGTTGTAGCCGATATACCAGATGTCCATGCCGCTCTTGCTGGCGGCAATGAGCGAATCGTCAGCGGCCTCTGCCCATGACAGGCCGATCCGCCGCGATTTTTCGATGACCTTGACCGGGCTCTGATCCTCCAGCCAGCGCTGCTGGTAAGCCAGCAGGGCCATCGGTGCCCGTTTAGATCGATCTTCTTTCAGGTACTTGGCCATCAGTTCTTCAGCCCCAGGATCTGCCGGCGGATAACCTCCGCCGCTTCATCGGACAGACCGCCTTTTGCTGCGGTCTCTTCCTCTGCCGGCACATATTTACTCTTCAGCTGTTCGATCATCTCAAGGGCCGCCTTGGTGTCCTTGATGGCGGCAAAGGAGAGATCCCCTGGCCTGGTGAGCATGTTGTTGATCCTGCCCTGTACGGCGAGCTGCAGAGCGGTCACAGCATCGGCTGCCGTCATGATGGCGGTTGCCGGTCCCTCGACCTGCTTTGCTTCCTGGCCCTGGACGTTCTGCCCGCGCTCCCGCGCCTCCTGATCGATTGACCTGGCAGAGCTGACCAAAGCCGAGAAGGCATAAGCCTTCTGCGCGTCCTCAGTTTTGATGACCGACTCAATCAGCTTGGCCTTCGCCAGCATCACGTTGCGCCGAACCGAAGTCTGCGCCTGGCGATACTCGCGCCGCCGATCGCTCCAGGAAGGGGCGCTATCCATCCCCCAGCGTTTCAGCTGGGAGATGGATACGCCGGTGGCCGACGCCACCTGGTCATAGGTTTGGCCATCTATTATATAGAGTTCCTCAGCGGCCTCGCGGACCTCCCATGAATACGACTCGGGACTCATACAATCCCCAGGGCCTTTTTCATGGCGGCAATCTCGCCGATCAGGCCAAGATACTCGGCGTGCTTGGCGGCAAGCTCAACAGCCTGGACCGCTGCCTGCTGGGCCTGCAACTCCTCGATCGGTGCAAAGGCCGGCAGCATCATTCGCACTGCCGAGACATCGCCGTCGATCGACAGTCTGAGGGTGCGGACCTCCGCTTCTTTTTCAGCGATCCGACCCTTGATGGTCAGCCTTTCGGTATCAAAGCCCATTCTTACGGCCCTCCCTGTTTATCGGGCAAAAGAGATTGTTATCGATCTTCTCAACAAGTTTGGTCATGACCTGAGTGCTCAGATGGATGATGCCCGCCAACTCGCCTGCAAGCTTCTGGTATGATTCGACCAGGATGACGTTGTTCTCATAGTTCTTGACCACGGCCTCAAAGCGTTTTTCCTGCGAGGCGATAATGGCCATAAACTGCTTTTCCATCCGGCTCATTTCTTCATGGTGCCGGGCTTCGGAAGTGGCCTTGTCGGAAACGATCTGCGCCTGTTTAATGCCTTCCTGCTTGGCGTTCTCAAGCCGCTTTATGCCTTCCTGCTTGACGTTTTCCAACCGTTCTCGTTCATAACGACGATGATCGGCATACATAAAGGCCATGACGAGACCAGGTCCGCCCATACAGATAATGATGATCCCCGGCGCGCCGAGGGTCTTGATAATCAAGTCGAGTAGTCCAGGCTCAAGATTCATTTACGGTCGTTCTCCCAAAGTTGCTGGCAATCCCTGCATCGTGTGCAGCCGGGGGCGGCCAGCCCTGCGCCCTGCCGGAATCTCGTCACCGCAATCTTCGCAGTGGGTGTTGATTAAAGAAGACTCTGAGTTGCGCCTGGTCTCCTGTTGCCATACTTCCAGGGCCTGTTGCCGATAGTAGGCGTCCAGATCCTGGGCCTGGTCGAACTGGTCTGCCATTATTTCCCTTATTTATAGAACAGGTGCTTGCCGACCTTCTTGACGAATTTCAGCTTAGTGGACCACTCCGGAGGCTTGATGTAGTCGCCGAAATAGTGGTCTGCACCGAAGTAGTCCTTGCCATCGAGGCGTTCCGCCAGACACTCCATGGCTACATTCAGGCAGTTCTCGAGGGCCGACAGATCGTCAAGCACGGGCCGCTTCACCCCTGGGTTCAACCAGGAGAATTGCCATGGCGCTTTGACGATATCCTTGATCGATGCATCCCGGCGCTCGACGCGGGTCATGATTACGTGGCCGATTGCCAGCTGCCCTTCTTTTGGCTCGCCTCTGCCTTCAAAGTAAATGCACAGCGCAAGCCACAGTATGTTTCCGATCATGACGATCACCCTCTGAAAACTTTTTAATTACCGAACCCAGGCAACCGGAGCGGCCCGGATGGAACCGCCCCGGTTGTCTTTCGGAGTCAGAATGTCAGAGGTATATATATGGGATTTAAGACAGAGGAATAAGACTGAGTTGCTTCAGGTGTTGGAATGCAAAAAGGGGGGATACGAATCAAATTCGTATCCCCCCCTTTGCGTGGTGAAAAATAAACTGTGCTAAACGATATTACTCAGAACCATCGAACTTGAACCGAGGCATCTCGATCTTGTCTATAAGCCCTGCTTCGGTCATTTTTATGGTCTTCTCAATGATAGCCTTGCACTCCTTGAGGGCAGCCCCATTCCCGCAATGCCCTTCGTAGAAGGTAGGCCTGGCGTACATATTCCTTTTGTCCTTCATGACATTGATGACATATTCTTCGACTTTTGCCTGATTGTCGGCAGTATCCCTCATGCAGGCTTTACTTGCTGCGTCAGCGGTTGAACTCATCAAGAACGCAAGGAAAACCGAAAATATCAATCTCTTCACAGTAACCTCCTTAAAGTATTAAATGGTTCCCTCTATCACAATCACAGAACAGCTCTATCACATTATAGAACTTGTGTTCAATTCTTTTTTTTGAAGCTGACCAGTTGGACTGGGGAGTTGTTTCTCTATAACAGCCGCAAGGCTCATCAACCGGTCTTTAACCAGATCAGTTTTGATTTCTTCCATCGTCATCCTGTCGATGACAGCGAACCCTTGAGGTGAAGACTTTTCGACTTCAGACCGATACTGCTCTGCATCACTGTCCTTACTGAATATCGCTCCGATTTTAAATTCTCTGGCTGTGTTACAGATGACGATCACAACAAAAAACAACGGTTCAGTTGTTATCAGTTTATTCGGCATAGTCATCACTCCCCGTACAAGAGAAAACATTGACACCTTTCAGCTCTGTCTCGCGCCAGTTGCCTTTGTCTTTACGCCATTTTTTTCTGATGCGTCTCGACTTGCTTCGCGGGAATCTCACCTGCTGAGACATGAATACTTTTACATTCATAGCTTGGATCACCATCACCCCACCGCCCGACGCAATTTAATAAACAGCCCATACCCAACCAGCAAAGTGCACAGCCCCATGCCGCCAACGCTCTGCACGAAAACGAAGAAAAACATTCCAAACCCGACACTCACCCAGGGGAACAACCGGTACATCTTTTCAGGTATCCATACTCGTCTCATACATTCCTCCTTAAAACAGCCGCAATTGTTTGTCCTCGCCGGGCTCCTGGCCGAGGATGTTGTAGGCGTGGCGCTCGCTGATCCCGTACTTCCGGGCCAGATCGACAATCGAGATGCCGCCGCGATCGTATTCGGCACGGATCTGCCGATCCCGCCACTTCACCAGCCACCGGCGATGGCCGTAAAGCCTCGCCGGAGTGCTGTCAAATAATTCGGAAACCTGCAGCGCCATGCGCACCCCGATCTTTTCGGCCAGCATCCGCAGATCGCCGGACAACGCCTCGAGTGGAGGCAGGGCATCGTCCGGCAGATTGTCAATAGTGTAGCTGCTCATCATTCCACCCCCGCGCTATCCTGCCGCTTTTTCAGATCGGTGATCAACACATGCAGATCCCGCTGATCGGTCAACCACTCGAACCGCTCTACCCCGAATTGCCGCTTGCACCGGCTGTGCAGCTTATCCATGCCGTAGCCCAGGGAGTTCCACATGGCCAGAACCTTGCGCTGCTGGGCAGCGGTCGGGCCTGGCTTGATGACGATGTAATTACCGTCCCGCCGCTTCGCCCTGGGCGCGGTGGATGTGCCTTTCTTCGGCTTCCACCCCTTGGCCCGGAAGAGATCGAGGAGCTGCTCGGCCTGCCGGACGGTGAGATCCTTGGCGCTGGACGCCTTAAAATTCAGGGCGAGGATATCGCGATAGGTATCGTCGGTCAGCTGCAGCTCTTTCTTGGCGATGTGGATCTTGGCCAGCTGGGCTTTGGTCGGCATGTCAAATACTCCGCAGCAACTCGATGTCATCGGCCTCGATGCCTTCAATCTCGCCGCGCATGGTGCCGATCGCGAGACGAAGGGCCAGGTCGGTGAAGAGTGGCCGCTGGTCAATAGTTATACTGAGCAGGCTTTCGAGTTGAGCGACAGGAGGATGATCATTAATCTCGGCCTTAACTTTCTTCAGCTCCATATGCACTTCTTCGAGTTCGTTCAAACGCCGCTCCAGCAGGGCTTCCTGCTCATTGCTATGGGCCGTCAGCTCCTCGATTCTGGATCGCAGCTTCCGAAGCTCGGCATCGTTGCCGCTCCCTGCAGGCAATGCAGTTGGTGCCAGTTCCTTCAATGAGGCTATGACCATCTGCGGATTAGCTCGGATACCACACCGCACGTTTTCGCACATTGAACATATTTTCTTCCCAAATCTTTCGGCAACCTGCTTCTTCTTGCCGCAATATTCACAAATCCCTGCCACTCTTGTATCGCTCGCCATGCCTTCCTCCTGATTGATGTTGTGTAGCTGTATGAACGTTACCTCTGCCGGGATCTCTCCCGTGCAGTCCAGACAAGGAGAAACGAGCAAAGATCCTTCTCCCTTGGGCCCACCCTTCCAGCCGCTGACAGGTCCATGCGCCTCGGCCCTAGCTGCAGCGCACACCTTGTCCCATCCCCGACGGGTAATCGATACCGGTTGACCGGCTGTCTTGGGACAGCACCGGCGTATGTTCAAATTAATTTTCATCAGTCACCTCAACCGTCGAGTTGTTCGAAATGGTGCGATAGACATCATCCGTCCAAGCCATCCTGCCCTTGAGCAGCTGCACACTGCAGGATGGACACAAGCTCTCTTGAATCGATACCCAGACCCCGCATCCGCCACAGCGCCAGGGCTTTTCGATAGATGTTTTTTCCATCAGTCCATCCCCTTAATAATCGTCGGGATACTATTCAAATGTATAGTATCGAGCGACTGCTGGCCCGGGCGGAACAGGGAAAGGTAACCGAGTATCGCTTTCGGCAGCGGAGAGGGCAGGCGGCTGATCACCAGCATTGTCTCGCGGCAATTGGCATCGTTGACCCAGCTTTCAGCACTGGCGACGGCTGCGCATGATGGACAGATGAGTTTCATTTATTGCTCCGACTTCCGGCCGCTTCTTGCCGGTCTTTTGCTTGCTGATACTTGCTTCTTTTTCTGCCCAGATTGTGGACACAACCGATGCAAAGCTGCTGATATTGAACATTGTCGCACCAGGCGGCTGACACCTTAACGTCCCGCTGTTGTTTGCAGGTTATTTCGAAGTCGGACATGGTCGCATTCTCCCTGGAATTTTTATTCTGAGCTGCTCATCAGACCGGAGGAACCACCCTCCGATGACCCCGGCTGGCCGGGGTTTCGCGTTAGTTATTTATTTTTCTTACAGATCTTATGTTCGAGATCGATTTCCCCTAACAGGACAGCTGCAAGACATGCAGCCGCCAAACGTTCAGCCTGTGTCCTGTTTTTTGCCCCGGTATAGAATTCATCAAAATTCAGCCGAACATCCACGCACTCACCGTCAGGTTTGTCGGTAAATACAATTGTTGCAGTTGCCATCTCTTCCTCCCCTCGACCGGCGGAACCACCCGCCGATGACCCCGGCATACCGTGGTTTCGCGTTGTTATTCTTTGTCGAATTTCTCAACTATTTTGGTGTTTTTAAATCCTAAGCCATCCTTTCTGGCTAGATTTCCATTCGCAATATTCTCGATACATAACGTTCCAAGGTATTGCGCTAGGCTAAATTTGTATTCATAGCCTTCTCCGCCTACAACTGGATCGAAAGTGGCTTTCACATTGACATCGCCCTCTTCAGGCCCATCCGTTATAACGATAGTAATTCCCGCCATTGGCTTTCCTCCTCACTTCCCTTGATAGCAGCAGTTGATAGCAGACCCGTTAACGTTCGTTGACGATCCCCGATAGTGCCCACACGTCACCCGTTTATCATGGCAGGTGGTACTCACACAGACACACTCAATCGGGCAATCGGCAAAGATGCAGATGGACGTTATGATCGCCATCCGCTTGACCACGGCTTCCTTTTTGACATCTGTCTCCGGATTAGTTCCCATGGCAATCACACCCCCGAGAAATCCAGACCGATTTGATGGTACTTGCCTTCATCGTCCCGCTCATACATGCGGTAGTACGTGCAGGTGCCGATCACGACGACCGAATCGCCGACCGCCTGCATCGCCATCTTCCACTTTGGATGATCGAAATTGAAGCTCCGGAGGGAGAGGAACTCCTTGATATTGATCCTCCCTTTCTTGTTGATCTGCAGTTTTTTCTCGACGATCGCGCGAAGCTCCGGACCCGCTATGTCGCTCCACTCCCGGAGGCATTCTTTGACCAGGGCGATAGCCGCATGAACCTGCTCGGTGGTATTGAGACGTTCGGCATGTTCACGGACCAGCTTGTATTGGCCGTCAAAGGAATAGAGCTCCAGGAAGCTCTTCGACCCGCCGACATCAGCCTGATATTTTTCGGCCGACAGCTCGAAGAACGCCTGCATATCGTCGGCAACATTCTTCTTGAATATCGTCAGCATCTCATTGACATCCTTCGCCCGACCGGCGAGAAACTTCACCAACTCATCCCGAGCCAGGTCGATCTCCTTGATGGCCTCGATCGGCACCAGGTGGCCAAGGTTATTCGTCATGTATCCGTCCGGAACTTCTTTCTGCATGATCTTGCCTCCGTAGACTTCCATTATCTTTTGAGCTATCCCGGCAGTATCGCCTGGATAGATACCGGCCACCGTCTGAGAGATGGTGGCCGGACTGTAACCGAGCTTGTTGGCAACCTTAGATTGGCTGCCTTCAACTAAAATCGCCTTACGCAGCAGATCGCGCCAATCCATGATCACCCCCGTTTATGCTGAGAAAGCACATCTTCTGTACGGTCTTTGCAGTGTTCTCGGCGGCGAGAACCATAACCGCCATGGCCTGAATATCCCGGCGATCGCTGTTGTCTATCATCGCCTTCAGGACGGCCAGTTGCTCTTTCGCGTCATCCCGGCAGCTGTCGAGGATGTTGGTAATTCTGTCTGTATCCGTTCCGTTCATTATTCTTCCTCCAAGTTTTTCAGTATCTTTCTAACCTCACCCAGGGCGGTATCGATCGCATCGAGCTTGCCGGTGATGGCCGCTTTCTTTTTCCGCCGAATATCGCGCAGCCTCGCTGCCTTTTCGTCATCCACCGGCATTTCCAAATCGCTTTTTACCAGCCGCCATGAGTGCGGATGTTTCGGATTCGCCGGAACAATTCGCACTGCAACCTCGCGCCGCACCAGTAATTCAAGCCATTCCGAGGCATATGATGAGGATACCCCGGCCATCTCCTGCAGATCCGCGACAGTGACAGCCCGGCGCATCCTCATTACCCGCCACATAACTTCGCGCTTATCCGGATTGCCGGCAGTAACCACCGGCCCGTATACGCCCTGACGGATACGCCGCAGTTTGCCTTCTCCTGCCAGCTCACTAAGAGTATTGAGCATCCGTTTATGCTCAGCCTTGCTCATTATCATCAACAGGACTGAAAGACTGTCGGTCGTTACTTCGCCGGTCTCATTGCTGAGCTTTAGTGCCATGGAGAGGACATTTTTCCTGAATGATTGATGTGCCATGCTACCCTCTAAGACTCTGTTTAATAGCAACCTTGACCATCTCCATATCCGGCTCGGTCTTGCCCCTGGCGTTCATGATATTGACGAGAGAAATAAGGTCCCGCTTGATAACCCGAAAACATCCGGCAGCATCATGGTGCAAGGTTTCCGCCGCCTCGGCCGGAAGATCGATGCCTGCAGACTCGCGGGCAAACATCACCACATCGCCAAGGCCCAGCGGCTCGAACTCCAGGAGCTGGAAGGTCCGGTTCCATATCCTGGTAACCTGTTGCATATGACTCTGCAGCTCATCCTCACCGACCAGTACAAACGGCGCGGCAGACAGATCGGACAGATCGCGGACCAGCTCCAGGTGCAACCGGGGAAGTTTCTCGATTTCCTCGATAAAAACAGGCCGTCCGCCCTGGGCGTTCAGCGCATCCATGACCGCAAGGAATGCAGGATCCTTACGATGGGCAACCTTCTTGACGCCAAGCTCCCGCCCGAGCGCCTGCAAAAAGCCAAGCTCACTTTGCCGCCAGATGGTGAGGCAGCGTAGAAAGGCGCAGCGGTTATTCGCCGCGTACCATTGGGCCGTCCTGGTCTTGCCGCGACCGGCAGGGCCGATCACCGCAGCAAGACGGCCTTCGCCCGCAGACATCATCAGGGCATCGATCATCGCCTGAAAATTGCGGACATTCTTTACATTGACAAACTTCGGGAAAAATCGTATTTCTGGCATTACTTTCATCAACCTCCTTGGGGTTTACCCGGCAACCGCTTCATCGGTTGCCGGGTTTTTTTGTCTGTAAAGAACAGCAAGGGCTGCACGCTGTCCTTCCCAATAATCGCGGTCCCGCTCAAACTCCGGCAGCTGCTCATACACCCGCATGAACCGACGCCATTCGGCGGTGAGCTCTTCGCCGTACATCTCCATTTCAAGCAGCTTGCCGTACCGATCAGCCTCTTTCATGTCTTCCAGATCGGCTGAGAGCTGGGCGGCTTCCTGTGCTCGTTGATACCGCTGTGATTCATCGGCATCTTTCATAGCCTTTTGCCGATCCTCAACGCTGAGCTTGATCGGCCTTTCCGGCAGCAGCTTGACGTTGTTCCTTTTGCCGCCGCGCCCCTCGAGGCGAGCCTGCCCTTCAGGAGCTCCGGAGCCAAAACCGGAATCGGCAATCAGGCGCTGCGCCTCGGGAATGACAACCGCGTCAGCCATGGCTTTGGCATGAGAAACCGTTTGTTTCTTCAGGCCGCCGATCATCTCAAGCTGATTTTCCAGCAGCGCGATATCCGCCTGGCCACCGAGGATCCGGGCGGCAGGATGCACTTTGTCGACTCTCGATGCCTCGCAGATAAACTCGTCGGTGCGCTGGTCATAGATGAGGACGGAGTCCCGTTCCTGCATGTCATAGCGCACGTAAACCTTGTGATTCCTGCCGTACAGCGCCGGGCTGTAATACCATTCGCCCTTGTCATAGACCTTGACGCCACGGCCGTAAATCTTGCGTTCTTCCTTTTTCATCATCAGGACGCGGAGGGCTGCCGGATCCACTCCCGGCCCGCGCCCGGCATCGAATAATTCCTGCGGCCGTTGCCCGGCCAGGTGACTGTTCGGTCCCTGCTCGCGGGCGGCGTAATGGTCGAACCAGGCCGCTATGGCGCGATGACTGTCGATCAGGGTCGGAACCGCACCGCCCTGGGTTATCTTTTCATTAATGCGCCTGTGCAGTTTCTCGCCCCGGTTCAGATGGGCTGGCTTGGTGTCGATTGCCGTGCCGATAAACGATGGCGACATCCGCTCCAACTCGCCGAACGTCTTGAAGAATCTCTCGATGGTTTTTGATTGGCCGTGATACGGCTTGGCGACGATAAGCTTGATCCCCAGGCGCTCGTACAGGCCGGGCAGTTCAGTCTGCTCGAAGTCGCACCCCGTAAAGTACTGGCCCTTGAAGGCGCGGCCGTTATCCAGATAGACTATCCGTGGCACCATGCCCAGGCGGATGATTGACCGGCGCAGCGCTGATGAGATGGAAGCGGTATTCTCAGTCGGCATGATCTCCCAACCGCAAGGCATGCTGCTTTTCATGTCGAAAAACAGCACCAGCATCATGCGCTGAGGTTTGCCGGTCCATGGGTTGAGAATAAGGAAATTCAGGACATGGCCGTCGGCAACGAGGATGTCGCCGACATTGATCATGTCATAATCGCGCTCGGTCCAGAACATAACCCGGTCGTTTAAGCCCTTATCACCTTCACGCCACCAGATCCATTCGTCATAGTTGACCGAGATCCAGTCATCGAGAAAGCGGCGGCAGGTAGCATCGGAGAGATTATCTATCCCTTTGCTCCGCATGATAGAGCGAGATAAACGAATAATTTCGGACTTCGGCAGGCTCTTGCCTTTCGGCTGGCGGACGAAAGCCAGGATGATCTGTGCCTGCAGGGGAGTGATGCTCCGCTCGCCTCTCTTCTTACCGCGCCGATCGGCGAGCTGAAGGGTGTCGCCGCAACTCTTTTTTAACGTGGTTTTCCAGCTCTCGATGGTTTTCCAGCTCAATTCACCCAAAGTTTTATACAGCTCCGGATAGGCGGCACCGCTGTTATAGGCTGCCATGAAGTTAGCACGGGCCTGGACCTTGTGGCCCCAGCCTGCACCCGCCAGCGCCTGCATATACAGCCGCACCAGAGCGGCCTTGAGATTGGCCTTGCATGCCTGGCCAGCGCAGACGATGCTGTTGCCGGTGAGGGCAGGGAGGTTGCCCGAGTTGTTCACCGGCACCAGTGCGTTGATCTCTTCCCTGTCGAGGATGGCTGCTCTGATATCGTCCGGCAGCATGTAGGCGCGGTACATTTTGCGCGATCCGCCGCGTACGGTGTCCCAATAAAAAGACCAGCGCTCGCGGTCTGCCTTGCGGGCGACGCTGCGTTCGGTATTTGGCAACACAGGAAGGTTCATATCCGCCAATTCTTTTGCTGAATAAGCTGCGTTCATGACTATCCCACCAGGTGCATGTCATCGAGCAGGATATCTTTAAATGCGGCCTCCATGGCTTTCAGCGTTTCAAAGCCGCCGCTGTGTTTCACCCATCCGCCACCGTTGCGTTTCTTAATGGTCATGCTGCTGCGGTCCATGCGGAACAGGGAGAAACCAGCACGTTCAATCTTATTGGCATCATTGGACCCACCGCGAAAGACGGTATCTTCGATCAGATCGCCATCCTCGGCCAGATCGGCCCGCAGCTGGTCAAGCGCTTTGATTATCTCGCCGCGCGAAGTGAATTTATAGTTGGAATTTCTTTCTTTAAGGATCTGCTCGGAGAACTTTTCAAAAGCCTCGGAGAAGTCAGTACTGGATTTCTGGGCAACCTTTTCCTGCGCGTGATGTACTGTTTTCTGTATCTTGTCGCCCAGGTAACTTTTCACAACCCTGTTGATATGACTGGCTGTCACTTTGCCTTGAGGAGCCGAATCGACCGCTGCCTTCCATACGGCGACTTGTTGCTCCGGCCTGAGTTTTGCCAGGGGCCGGACTTGCCGCTCGTTGAGTGGTAAAAGAATTTGATCTTCTTCAAAACGTCCGCCATGGCGGACGTTTTCAACTACGTCTGCAGCGCTGATAAGTTCGTAAGCCCGGCTTTTTGCTATATCAAACAGCTCCTTACAATACTTTTCAAATGTCATCGCCTTCATGCGATACAGCTTGCGATCCCGTATTTCCGCGAGAGCCTGTCCAACCTGGACGAATGTTTTGAAATTTTCGACAACAACACCTTCCAACTGCTCCAGTCTCTTCTCTTCCTGTACCGACAGATCCTTTACAGGCTCATTCTGGTTTTCTAACGACATCTCTATCTGTCTACTTGTCCGTGTTGTTGATGACATTTTTCGTTATCTCTCTGTTGATGTATTTAAGTATTGTCTAGCTATCGCATGACCTTCTTCACACCCCGAACTGAAAGCGTCGTTCTGGGCTGTTCCGAGTGCGTATCCGCCGCGTATGTACATCTTTTCGCCAAGGCGATACTTCAACGCTTCAAGGACTCCATGCCGGTATTCTTCGCTCCGTTTGTCCCTGGGGCAGGAAAAAGCCTCATCAAACAATTCCTGTGCGGTTTTCTTTTTCATTTCTGTTGCCCTCCCATATTTTTAGGAAGATCCAAATATTTAACAGGACACCCTTTATCGACCAGTAACTGCAGAACACGTCGCAGATTATCCCGCCCTGCTATAGTGTTCGACACTCCGGTATGGGTTTTATAACCAAGCTCCTTCTGTATCTTGCCGACGCTGAGGTTATTGCGTTTCATCCAAACCTCTATTTCGACGCTGTTTCTCATAACTTATCCTCAAGCTGCTTCATCTGCTTACGCAGGTCCTTCGCCTGGTGATACCGCTTAGCCCACTTGAGCATTGTGATGTCTTGTCCTTCTATGATGTCCCCGCCCAGCAGCATCACCATTGATGCCAGCGGCTTGGTCGTTTGCAGCACGGCACAGAAAACGGTGATCCCTTTGATGCTCGGCAGGCGGCTCTCTTCTTCGACGTTCAACCATTTCTCAAAACTGTCTTTACTGAGACCGGCCCGGCCGTTCAATCGCATGCCATACCTGGCCGCGAGACCGTTCATCATGTCCAGCACCTGGTCGCGTGATTTTCCCGAATCCTTGATCGCGTCATTCATGGAGATTTTTATATCCCGCATGACCGTCGCAAGGTTCGTCTGAGTAAAGAGGTCGAGCTGTCTTGGTGTCACCGCTTACCTGTCCGTAATCTGAAAGTTTCCTGTCCGTACAATTTCGCGCATCGGACATTGATAATCTGAATGTATTTAGGTACTGTGTACTAAATTGGTAACAATCGTTAGTACACGATACTACTATAAACGCATGATATGGTCTTTGTAAAGCGAAATATGGCGTCTAGCTTGATTCTAAGCGCATAATTTGGATTATTTACATAACTACATGTTATCGTTTTGTATATTTGAAACTTGTGTAATGTCAGAGATGTCTGGCTTTCTGTCGGACTTTCCACTTTCAAAGCTGGACGCCAAATAAGGCTTATATGAAACTCAACCAGAAGCTTAAAATGGCGCGTGAACACCTAGGGAAAAGCCAAAGAGAAATGGCGGATCTCGTTGGGAGTGGTTATCGCTCATGGCAAGGTTACGAGCAAGACACAAGCATACCTGGCGGAAAGGTGTTCCAGTCCTTGGCCGACCTTGGATTCAACACACACTGGTTCTTTTCCGACGACGTGCCGATGATGCAGGCCGAAGAACACAGGATCTCGCAAGCACCAGCTAACAGTCAGTCGGCAGCAAACAACAAATCTATCCCCCATATGCCCAGCGACAAACTTGGCCTGGGTGAGAGCGTTGAGCTCCTCGCAAAAATCTACAACTCAGGCAACACCGTCCTGATCCGGGCGATCGCCGCCAATCTCCATGCCTTCAGCGAAGCTGTCGACAACAAGGCCCTGGCTCAAAAAGCCATAGATATGATGGATGAAATGAACAAGCGAATGCTTGCGATGGAGAAGGATTTGGCGATAATGAAAGTGGAAAACGAAGAACTAAAAAAACGCGCTCCCGCAAAGGACCAGAATCAGGCTACAGGCTGAGGGAACGGTGGGTGGGTAAATCTACGGCAAGAGAATCATCATAAAACTTTCAAAAGCACAGTGGCAGACCAGCCATAACAACAAAGTTGTCTGCCCATTCATGGTGATTCTTATAAATCAATAAAGCTGAGAGTTGGTGCTATCTTCATCAAAATTCAAAAACGATTGTTTCTAATTTCATCTGCAAATAAAACCACAGAGTGGTATTTGATTTCAGACTTTTTCTAAAATCAAAATTTCAGCGATCTTCTTTGCCAACCCTCCCCGCAATCTCAATAAAATTCGGCAAAAGTATCATAATAGTCTCATCAAATCCACGCCTGTAAAGTTTCTCTGTTCATCTGCCCCCCTATAGCTATATCCAGGCAAAAAAAGGCCCGATCCTCGAACAAGAGAACCGGGCCACCGCTCCCGCCACCATATCCCCCACGCAAAATAGTAAAGTCAGATTTATTTGATCCTGCCCTGGTGCGACGACTGTTTTAAACAAAAAACAAAAAGGCTGCCTCGCGGGGCAGCCTTTTTAGTGTCGGTCGAAACCGTATGTAGTATATAATCGGTTTTCAAGTTGGATAGGGTAGCTCCCGAAAAGCCGTAACCTTGACGGCCTACCAGTTCGATTTCTATATCAAGGCAATTATCCAAATAGGGTTGGGATATAGTGTATTTTCTCAAAGAGACGGCCGATAAAATACAGACAACCGAGAACGATATTTTACGCAAAGCAATGCTTAGCAATAATGATGGTTCTTTTTTCAACGACTATACAGATGTTTTTTTGTCATTTTGGTATACAGGTTTGCTTTGGAAAAGGAGTACTGAACATGTCTTGGGAGGTCTCAGAGAATGGAATGGCCTCCTTGATATTCGGCCTGTTGACGTGCCAATGATTTTAGTAAATTTGAAGCCTGTTTACCTTTCCTCTTTTATAGAAAGACGCGATCAATATATAGCATTGGAATCGCGTCCTGCTGGGCAATCATACGAAATAGATCCATATGTCA